TCGGCTTTAGGAAGAATTTGCTGACGAATAAAATCTTCCTGCCATTGTGGAAGTTCGTTCGTTTTTGTTTCAGTTTTGGTGCTACCCATTGCCTAACTCCAGTTCATAGTGAGTATAAAACGGTTTGAATTTCATCCCACCAGCTATCTTTTCAAAACCCTTGCGGCCATCCGCTTCAATTGCATCACATTCTGCGTCAATTGCGATTATTGTCAACACCGCCAACGCTTCGTCAATCCAATCTTTCATATTAGTGCCGCCCATTAATTCTATCTTTAGCGTTTTGCGTTTTGGGTGCATAATAACGGAAGTCGTAATAACCGCCTTTAATTTGTCCCCAATATAAACAACCCATAGAATGCTTATGCCTTCACGCAGTTCATCTTCTATAAACCCAAGCCCAACATCACGATCAACGATCCGCTGGGCTTTTCTTAGCAAGGGCCTGACGGTTTCCAAAACATCCTCAATCATATCGGGCGCAATTGGAAAAACATCGACCTTTTGTTTGAACTTTAGCACATTATCTGACATATGTCATTGCCTTAACCGTGTTATCGAAAGTGTAGCGGAGGGTGACGCTGGAGCGTAAGCAGTTGCGGCGTGAGCCTCAAGGTAAGATGATGTGCTTGTTGTTGCCCAATCCACCTCAAGATAATCACCAGCGGTTATTTGAAATATGGCAGTCCGTGAAACGACAGTGGTATCTCCGTTTGCGGCAAGGCTTGCCACGATAGTAGACCCCGCTACGTTTGTTCCGTTAATTACTGGCCAAAACCTAAACTCAACCGAACTTGCATTGGTTGAAGTAATTTGAGCGGAGAAACCTAAAAGGTAAGTCCCGCCTTCCTCAAATACAATTCGTGTGGGAAATGTATCATCTAGTGATACACCACCACCAACCACAATTGGGTCAAACTGTATTTTGTAGGCTGTGTCGGCAAGTGCAGCGGTTATTGATGTATCTTTGTTTAACAGTGCGTAGCCATCGGCCAAAGTGACTTGCCGCCATACCCCGTCTTTTGAAACGACAGGATATCCGTTTGTGTCCCAAAGCAAAACACCATCCTCTGATGCAACCGACCCAGAATACTTAAAAGCAAGCTGCGACAGCGCGCGGCCCATGTAGGCGGTGAACGAGTTAGCCCAGCGCTTCCAGTCTTCGCCGAGTGGTGGAAAGCCGCGAGCTGTCATCTTCCGCTGCCTTGCTTAACTTCGACGCGCATATCACCAACGCGCCAATCGGTATTGCCGCCAATGATCTTCATCTTGATCTGACGACCCGTAAAGCGCACAGAGGTTGGGCTTGTCATCGTATATGGCCCATGAGCTGTCTCCGCTGATGCTGGATACAGGCGCGTCGTGAAGGACGCAGTTACGTCTCCGTTGTTAATCGTGTCAGGTATAATCGAAGTAACGACGGACAGATTGTCGCCGCTGCCCATCTCAATAGGCCCCGTTTCGGCGTAGCTCAAGCCAGCGTCTAGGATACCGATCTCATGGTCGTAGATGTAGCCATTGGCATCGCACATGACGGGAGAGCCGAATACACCACCATCCGACCCACAAGTGCGTGACAGGTAGCCAGTCGCCCAAGTTCCGTTGCGGTAGTTGTATGTGACGTATCTGTCATTCTCGTTTGATGCTTCAGATGGATACCACCAAGTCACTTCGCCGTATTGAATGTTTACGTTTGCAACAACTTTGCTAGATTGGTCTTTATTCATGTCGTTAAAGATGTATTCGGACACGGGGCAATCAATAGGCGTAACGCTGCCAGATGCCGTCCAAAAGCCGCCCAAGCCCATCCACATGGCAACATTCTCTACTTGAGCCAAAGCCCCCCTAGAGATCAAGCCACAGCTTGTTCCGATGCGATCAAATCTGAATATAAACGGGGCGCCCGTATATACAGCTTGGTGAGCATCGACGTCAGTTACGAACAGTGTACCACCGTTTACGCGGCAGGCTCCAACGATGCGGCCATTGGTTTGCAGTAGCTGAGAGCCAGCTTGGTTAGTCGATGAAGGTGTCCACAGCGTGTTATTCTCTTGGTCTGACCAGTCGATCTGGCGGTCGTTTCCATCGGCCCCATACGCGAACAAAATACGTTCCTCTGATACAATAACGCCAGCACAAGCTGTCGGTGCGTTTGCAACAACAACTGCGGCAATAGGGGCAACCGTATCAAGCGGCCACTCGTAGATCTTACCATCGCCGTGCATACATCCAATCAGATTTTCGCCCCAAGTGTCCAGCGTCCACATTGATGCCCACTGCACATTTGTAGATGCACTATCAGGTCGTGGTAATCCATATTCATAGGAGCCGTAAGGCCCAACACCGTATCCAACAGAGCCAGCCGCGTCAGCGATGCCAGTTGAAAACCCAGCGGGTGTAATGTCATAAAGATCACCGCCGCCGCTAAGTGCGTATAGATTAGTGTGTGTTCCGATGCCCAGCCAGCGATTGCCGTCATTGTCGCGCCAAGCACGAATGGCTCTGGGCTTGCCAGTAAGTTGAGTTTCAATACGCTTGCGCCACCCGCCTATTGGCTGGATGACGTTATTGAAAAACCTAACCAAAGACATGTCCCGCCAGCGGCCACCTGTCTCGTATTCAGTGCCGTTGCGAACAGCACCCGCTGGAATGTCTAGCTTGACTAAGGGCATTACGAGACACTCCCATAAACTGTTCCGCTATTTGTCAAAGTTACAGCCGTGCCTGAGATAGCCGCCCCGCCAGCTCCGCCAGCATTATAGCCGCCAAAGTTTCGTCCAGAGCCACCCGCAGCGCCCCAGCCGCCGCCGCCGCCACCAGCTACATATATATTGTCATCGCCATATGCGCTTGCCCCTGCACTGCCAGCGCTTCCTCCATTACCACCATGAGCGCTTGGCCAAACGGTTTGCCCAGCACCACCGACCCCAGCCAATATACGGCCACCACCGCCACCAGAGCCAGCCGCTGCCGCAGACCACGCCTTACCGCCGCCACCGCCAGAACCGCCGCCCAGACCTTTGGAGTTATCACGACCACTATCTCCGCCGTTAGCGCCAGAAGACCCAATCGCCCCACCAGCACCACCAGCTACGTTAACATAATTATAGATTGTTCTTGCACTACCACCCACGCCACCTCCAGCGCCACCACCACCGCCAGCCCAACTCGCGGTGCTGTCGGGGTCTTGCACAGCACCGCCGCCACCTCCGCCACCGCCAGCAATAAATGCGCCAGAATAATTTGTTAGGCTAACTGTGCTGGCTGCGTTTGAAATTGCAGGGCCACCAGCGACAGCAACACAAGCCGCGTAGCTGCTTCCACCACCGCCATTACTGCCGCGACCTATAATTTTACCATAATTGTGGATAGTAACGGACGAAGAAATTGACGGGATAATAAGACCAGCCGTTGCCACACTATCAGACCATAGCCACACGTCAGCGTTAATAGTAACAATAAGTGGAGCCGTGCCGTCCCATCCAGCGGCTGTTGCTAGAGTGCTTATGTTAGCATTTTCTACATTACTTGCGAGCGTAAGGTAGAACTCTCGCACCGCACCATAGAAGTTGCCCACTGCGATTTGGCCAGACGTAGGCACGCTAGTATTGTTGGCCGTAACGTAGGCACCGCCACGATAATATTCGTCCATGCCAATGGGATTAGACCCCGTAAATTCTGTCTGAATATCGGCTAAACTAATAGCGCCTGATGCGGGTAATGCCATTAAACAGTTCCATAAGCCGTTACGTTTCCAGTGACGGTGATATTGCCGTCACTGTCTAGCTTCATTTTGTTTACGCCATTATAGGCAAAGGTTAAAGTTGTGCCTGACGCAACCGCAGTCCAGCTTTGCGTTCCGCCAGTAACCGTTATAGTTCCAGACAGCGTGGGACTGGCCGATAATGCCTTTGTATCCATCTGCGTTTGAATGGCAGATGTAACGCCGTCAAGGTAGTTGATTTCCGCGCCAGTCGGCAATATTGCTGTGCCGCCAACTTCCCACGAACCGACAATTAAATTTGGCGCAATGGCGGTATCTCCGCCAAGCAAGCCATCAATGCTGTCTAAATCTGTGTTAAGCTTCGTTCCCCAAGTGGAGCTAGACGCTCCAATCTCAGGTTTAACTAAAGCATAGTTGGTGGTTGTTGTATCTGCCATGATCTATCCTACGCTTGTCCAGATTTCCGATGTGTCGGGAACTGGTGTCCAAATTTCATCTGTGTCGGCAATGGGTGTCCAAGTCTCGCTAGTGTCAGCCTCTGGCTCCCATTTAAGCCGTCCATTTGCAGCGATTATACACGAAAACGCCGTGGATGCACTAGCTGACTGCACTCGCACCCCAGCGCCAGTTATTGTAACTGTGCAGGGCATTGACGCGCTGCCAAGGTAGACGGCCAGAGCCGTTGCCGTAGTGCTTACAGTGGCTTCCACAGAGGCGCTAGACGACTGCAACCTGTTAGCCGTTGCAGACACCGTAGAGGCCGCGTTGATGGCCCCAGACGCGCTCTGCACCCTATTAGCCGCCGCAGCGATTGTGGCCGCAATGTTAATCTGGCCGATGCCGTGCTGGATGCGAACCGCAGATGCAAGAACCGCAGACTGAATGGGCATGACTGCTGCGGCGGAGGTCACGTCACCTTCGGCGTAGCCTTCAATCCAATATTCGGGTTCTACATAGTACGGCTGGGTCATGTATTATTCATCCGCTGGTTCTGGTGTGTTGCCTTCAGCAAGCCACTCAAGGTAGGCTTGGTAGTCTGTGTTGGCAGGGTCGAAGGGTATGAAGGCGTTGTCCATAATTCGTATTATATAACTGCCTTCGTTAGCAATAATAGCGTTTGTATCATGGTCAAATCTATTTGTTTTTTTATACATCTATAACTCCGATGATGCAGTTGTCCCTGCGCCAATGCGAGGATAAGTGCTTGAAGCAAAAACATCTGCTGATTGTGTACTTACATTCTGAGCAGTTCCTGTAGTACCTAAAAAATTCATAGTAGGGGCTGTTCGTTTTTCAGTAGAAAAAAACCAAGTTGAATACGAAGCCCCAAAACTTCCAATGTAAGACCCGTAAACTATTCCGTTTAATTGCTCAAAATACCGCTGGCACTTACGCAAAGTATCCCCATAGTTTTCATGGGCAAAAGGCGATGCAGTGGAGCCAGCTTCTAGCTGAACGCCTGTGATGTAGAAGGTTGCGCCTGTGTTGGCAGCAATTTTTACACCGCCAGTTAAGCCAGTGCCATAAGAAGACCCCCAAGCGGAACTTGCAGCAATACTACGGGATGTTCCACTACCCATGTCCCAGAATATACGCAGCCCAAGACCAGCATCTGAAACCCATGTACCCGTAGTATCCCCGACAACCGTTATGGTTTTAAACTCCCATGTATTTGCAACGGTAATTGAGTAGGTTGCCATGTAACAACGATCGGCTGCGCTATTAGCAAAGGAAACTCCATAAGTACCAGTAACTGAACTGCGCACCCAAAACGACAACGTAAAATTCTGTGCCGTAGCAGTGCCAAAACCTAAATTGGCAAAATTAAAACCCTCAACATATTGACGAATAATGCAATCATCATCTACCCCTGCAGTTGCTCCAGTTGTAGTTGTCCACAACAGGCTTTTTGTAAACTCACCATTCGGTACAGTTGATGACTGCTGCCCCGTACAAGTAGCAGCACCAGTATCCCTGACAAGACCAAAACGGTCTACAGGAAACTTAGTCGCATTTGTTAAAGTCAACGCCGCCCCAGCGTTCCGCTGATCTATAGTCATCGCACCGTTGATAATACGATTGAAGGTTGCAGCCATATTTGAGGCTTGGGGGGTAAGCCCATTGATGCTTGCAGTCGATCCGCCTAGGGCATCTGTGATTGTGTTTACGCTAAGATTGCTCACTTGGGAAACTCCTCTTTAACTGCAAGGATGGTGGCCTTCCAAGCGTCCAGACCTTGGTGGTATATGGTGTCTAGCTGATCTGCGATGCTGGGGTATGCTGTGGCACGTAGCTCTTTGTATGCGTTAGCTGCGACCAATGCTTCAGCGGCAGCTAGATCATAAGATACTATTTGCTCATTGGCATCGTAGGCAACATCGCCACGAATGGTTATAATGCTGGGGTTTAATTGGTGAATTGCTTCTACTAATCTCATCCTGCAATCTCCATAGCTATAATAGTGCCAACGCCGATATTAGGTGCGGTCACTTGACCACCAACACCCCTAATGTAAACAGTATAAGGAGTTGCAGATGTTGTATTTGGTGAGTCTAAATAAGTAATTGTTGAGTGGGTTACACCCCGCTGACCTGCTATCCAATGCCCCCCAAAGCCATATGAATTACCACTTAATTCAACTGAGTTGTTTCTAAAAAACGTATAGAAAATATCCTCATTTATCGGTGTATATCCAGTTGTTGATGCAGTAACCAATATTTTGCTAGTTGCACTAGACGGTGTAATTGATACTGTTATCTGTGACGCTACAAATGAAGTTGATGATGTACTTGTAGCGGTGGATGTTCCAGAACTAACAACTTGCAGCACACTACCCGCTGGCATTGCACTAGATGGCACACCCGCTGTGGTAATGATTGTCCCCGCCTCATCAGGTAACGTCAGTGTTCTGTCGGTGTTTGTAGCTGGGCTACTGATTGTGAATACACCAGTGCCAGAAGCGTTAGGTGTTATACTAATTTTGCTCATGGCTTATCCAATCAAGGCATCAAGCGTCAATGCTTTCAGTTCATCAGGTGTAGTGGCCGCATCTATACGGGCATCAGATGTTACATCACGCAGCGCTTGCTTGTCTGTGGCAATGCTAAGTGTGTCGCCACTTAGTTCCAATGCTCTCATGTAAGCCACATCAAGTGCAGCTAGTAGTGGCGCACGGGCAGCACGGAGGGCATCTTTGTGGATGACTTTAGCTGCATCCATGTCTACCTCAACAGCGGAGCCATTGAACTGCCAAGCCCCACGAAATGTGCGGTCTGATGGAACGGTTAAGGATGCTGCATCACGAACATCCCCGTTGATATTGATTAATGTTGTCATGCTGCAATCCTTTCAGCGTCTTGTGTTATCTTCCACGCATTGCGGAATGAACGATCAGATGGAATTAATTCAACTGGTGTAATCTTTAGGACTACTCTGTTGCCTTGATAGTCCCGCCATACGGCAGGGCTAATGTCTTTCATAATGAGATACTCAATGGCTTCCTCTTCGGTCATAGGGCCGATAGGTTCAGCGTATGGATGCTCTTTGGGTTGACCATCAGCCACATCACGGTCACGCAAATAGGTGTCAATGGGTGGCAATATGCTACCAGCCAGTGCTGCGGCCAGCCAGTTTGGATCAGGCACTAAGACTTTAGCTGGCTCATCTTGGCTGTCCTCAAACAGCACACGGTATTTGCTTTGCACTGGGGTTAAGTGCGACTTGGCTTCAGCTAGTCTGTCCCATAGGTGTAATGTTGTTGTCATTTGAATCCTCATGAGAATATGGCTGCTGACATTTGCCAAACGTCATACCAAGCTGTAGCGGCTGGATGTTTACTGCTTACGCTGGCATAAGTGGGACTGAGTACAACACCTAGTGCTTGATGCCGTGAATCATTAAATTCATAAGTGCCTGTATCGGCTCCATTAACCGTAGCTATAACGGAATAATTTGCATCAGGCATTGCATTGGTAAAGTTAACACGATATTGACCAGTGCCTACATCAGTAATAGACCCAACATTAAGGCTATCCCTGATAGCTACAGTACTAGTCCCATTAAAGTTAACCCAAGCCTTTGCACTACCATTGACAACATAGGTGCTTGGAACGGATGTGGTGCCATCGGAGATGTTAGATGCGATTATGGTACTCATGCTAGATCTCCGTGGGTTGTAATGTTCATTACGTTTACACCACGGTCATCGCCCGAACCGTTAGCAGCCATAGAGTTCATAACACCAACACCCCCTACATTTACAAGGGGGGTGGTCAAGTTCATTGCGACACAGGCTAATGGGGCGCCGTCACGATTATATCCATTGTTTGATGATGATGTAACCTGTGTAGCATAATCACCGTTAGCCATGTTTGACGTAAAATTCACCGTGAATTGTCCCGCCGCAATATCAGTAATAGAACCGACATTCTCACTGTCACGAATAGCCACAGTACTTGTGCCATTGAAGTTAACCCAAGCAGCGGCAATGCCTCTTGGTGCGTTGCGATATGTTCCACCAGCCGATGGGGCGATGTTATCTATGCGAATATTAGACATTGATTATTCCCCTTTCATCGGGTGATGGCAACATTGACATATTTAGGGTCAAACGCAGAGCTGTTAGAAGTAGCTATATACATACTACAGGATGTTGTTGTTGGAGCAACTTCATTGCCACCACTACCAGTATTTAGTGAAGGCGAAAATATATTAAGTACTGCAAAAGATATTGATGAATTAATAGATATTGAATAATTTATATCTACCATAGCAGTCGTGAAATTAACTGCAAAAACCCCAGCTCCACCATCAGTAATGGAACTAACATTCCCACTCTGCCGAATAGCCACCGTGCCAGTGCCGTTAAAATT